GGATCTTTCATGATAGTCGAAAGCTTGGCTAAACAAGGAGGACCATCTTTAAAATCATCATCGGCTCCTTCATAAATTTGTCTATCAATTCCTTCAGTAATATTATCTAAACTTTCTTTTTCAACTAAGTTAGCTTCTGCTACTTCAATAAACTGTTCAAAAGTAAATGGGGTTCCATCTATGTTTAATGCTTTACGTTCTGTTTTTTTATAATAAGGAAGATTAATAAATTGTCCCGGTCTTAATTCACCAGTCTCTGTGTCCTTGGTTAACTGTGTTTGCTTTGGAAAAATTTCGTTATCGGGTTTTAATTTAAAAAGGGGAAGAAGATTACTTAAAAAAGAGACTAAAAGAGTTGCGGATATAAAATCCTTCATAAAAATAAAGAGATGTAGTCCTCCGCTTTTAGATTCAATGGGGATTAAAGGTAGTTTAAATTCTTGAATTTTGTCTATAAAAAATTTCTTATCATAGTTTACATAATTTTTTGGGTCTATATCAATGAGTCCAAATTTAACTTCTGCATTTTCATTGGTAGGTTGGATCCCGACAGATTTAGCGCCTGTTAAATGATCAATATATATTTGATCGGTAAATTCTTCATAAGACCATCTATAATCTGGTTTCTTTTTACCGCTAACAGGATCAATTTTTACGTTGGTCCAATCAGCGACACCATACGCGCGTCTATATCCATTAAATAAATTTATATATTTCTTTTCCATAATTATCTTTCAGAGGGGCGAGTTAAGTCTCCCGCTCTCGCCCCTTTTTTAAACGATTTCTCGTCTAAACTAGAAATGCGAGTCAGACCCTTTTGGTTTGTCAGCGCCATGTTTAGCTTTAACATGTCCTTTAGAAATGTTTTCACTAAACGATTTAGCTTGCTGATACATCTGTGTATCTGCTACAGGACCAGCTTTACTTACTTCCCAACCAAACCAAGTGCCTTTGTCATTAGACATTTGAGTAGTTTTTAGTTTGTAAATGTGGCTGAAAGATGCCGGCGTAAATAAGCCAGTTTTACCTTTCATTTTAATCCCACTCATCATTGAGTTCCACTTTCTACTAATTTTTAATTGAGTAGATTTCATAGAAATCAACGCTGTTGAAGGACTATCACCTAAGATAATTACAAAATGAGATGCTGTCTTTTCGATATAATTACCGTTTGGTAATCTATCTTTATAGTTTGCATCCGGTTTTGTTTTTGACATGATGTCAGATGAGGAATCATAGATGGCAATTGGTGCCCCTAATCCTTCTCCTCTATCTTTCCATTCAATGTACTCGAGTTTATAGAAGCATGGAATGACATCAATGCCTTTCACGCCATCATATAACTCACCAGTCACGGAATTAAAAATCATTCCGGGCTTGGCACCTTTAACATATTTACCATCCCTCTCATTTACTTCGGGCGATAATTGTCCAAGGATTTTTAGAAACGGCAATGCCAAATCTTGTTGGCTTATATTGCCTAAACCCTTACTTGCATCCTGCTCAAATATATTGGCAGGAACAGAAGCGTTTGTTTTTTGTGTTACCTCGTTCATGTTTATTGTTTCCTTATTATTTTTGTTCGGTTGCCTGCGAACAGGTTAAATAAGTCAGAGGGCATATCCTGTCCAGATTCGACACGCTCCCTGACTAATGCTTTAAGTGTCATTGGTTCAACCTTGAATTTCTGGACCGGTTGATACCCTTGACCTTGCGCAAGGCTAGCATATTGCGTAGCCTTATCGTCTTCGTTACGACCAAAAGCAACAGTGACTTCATTTTTAATCAAATCACCTAGGCCGTTATCTCGAAGCCATTTAAATGCTTCTTCCTGTCTTGTTTTAGGAATCGAAGCACCATATACGGGTTTCACTTCTACTGCAGATCCATCCGCTAATTTTAATGTGGAGATATTCATTTCCTGCATCATTGTAGGAATGACTTCTCCTGAAACCAAATCTCTTTTTCTTTTTAGTTCCTTCAGCTCTTCCTCTTTACTCACTACCTCGTCTTCTAACTTTTTTAGTTTTACTACTTGATCAGATAAATTTTTAGCTTCATTAACTGCACCTAAATCTTCCCTCTGATCTTCTTCGAAATTAATACCTTTTGGATATTCAATCATCGATTTCTCCTTTCTCGTTTAAGTTTATAGTAATAGGATAATATTGTCTTTCTTGTTTATCCCATTTCAATAAGTTGTATTTTCCGTTTGTAAGTTGTGACACAATAGAACATGCTACACCAATTATCGCTGGATCTCCAGTCAATAATAAATAATCCTTCTTGTTGTAATGTTTTAACGCGGCCCTTAATTTAAATATTAATGGACCAGGTGAGAATATTATTTGTGAAAATTCTGGAAGAAGAAATTTAAATCTTCCATATTTTGAAGCGCTCATTATATTTATTTTAGGAGTTCCTGCTTTTGTACCAGGTATTTCCTGAATAACATAAACAACGGGTTTATCCGCTACTGAGGCTGCTACTGTAAACATATTTCTATTCTTTCTGTCATTGACAAATATATAGTTTATCCTATATAAGAAGTCAATAGAAAGAATATGAAATATAAATTTAAGACGCCGCCGTATAAGCATCAGCTTAAGGCTTTAGAAATGTCATGGACAAAACCTTATTTTGCTTTGTTCATGGAAATGGGTACAGGTAAATCTAAAGTTTTATTAGATAATATTGCTATGCTTTATGATGCTGGTAAAATTAATGGAGCTTTAATTGTGGCACCTAAAGGAGTAGTAGGCACTTGGTATAAACAAGAAATTCCTGCTCATTTACCAAATCATATAGAAAATATGACCGTTCTGTGGCAAGCGAATATTACAAAAGGTCAATCTAGAAAATTAGGAAATTTATTTAAAACAGGAGAAGAACTTCATATTTTAATTATGAATGTAGAAGCCTTTTCAACTGTGAAGGGAGTTGAATTTGCAGCAAAGTTTTTATCTTGTCATAATTCTTTGATGGCTATTGATGAGAGTACTACTATTAAAAACCCAGATGCTAAGCGAACCAAAAATATTTGTAAATTAAGTACCCATACAAAGTATAGAAGAATATTAACAGGATCTCCTATTACGAAATCTCCTCTAGATTTATATAAACAATGTGAGTTTTTATATCCCGAGTTATTAGGCCATGGCTCTTATTATACTTTTAGAACCCGATATGCAGTTATGAAAACGGCTAATTTTGGGGGTAGATCAGTCCAAATTGTAGTGGGATATAGAAATCTAGGGGAATTATCTGAAAAATTAAAACCTTTTTCATACAGAGTTCTCAAAGATGATTGTTTAGATCTTCCGGCTAAAACTTACATGAAAAGAATTGTTAAACTTACACCAGAACAAGAAAAAATTTATAAACAAATGAAACATTTAGCATTGGCTGAGATGGAAGGAAAAATGATGAGTACAGCTACGGTGTTAACTCAACTTATGAGACTACAACAAATTAATTGTGGTCATTTCACAGCGGATGATGGAACGATTAAAGATATAAAAAATAATAGAATTCCAGTGCTACTTGACACGTTAGAAGAGATACAAGGTAAAGTTGTCATATGGGGCCATTACCAGTACGACGTAGAAACAATCGTAGAACATCTTAAAAAAGAGTATGGGGATAACTCTGTCGTAACCTATTATGGTTTAACTCCAATGGATCAGCGTCAAGACAATATTCAAAAATTTCAAGATCCCAAAAGCACGGTAAGATTTTTAGTCGGCACTACTCAAACAGGAGGGTATGGTATAACTCTCACAGCAGCCTCTACTATGATTTATTATTCTAATGGTTATGATTTAGAAAAACGTCAACAATCAGAAGCTAGGATTGATCGGATTGGTCAACATTTTCCCATGACTTATATTGATCTCATGGTGGAAGATACAATCGATGAAAGAATTGTAAAAGCTTTACGAAAAAAAGTAAATATTGCATCACAAATAATGGGAGAGGAATTAAAAGCATGGATTTAAAAATTGTTGATGATTTTTTACCTCCTAGAATTTTTAATAGATTATTGCAGGCCGTGGAAAGTCATGCAATCGCATGGGTGTGGAACAATGATACTCATTATGATCCGGTTACTAAAGAGGGAGATAGTCGATGGATGTTGAGTCAATTTTTATTTGCCAATGCAAGTGTTCCAGGAGGACCTGGATCTCATCCTCTCTATCCTGCTTTTCATGTTTTAGAAGATTATCAATTTGAGTTACGTCCTTTTACACAAGTAATAAAATTAAAACTAAATCTTTATCCTAATCAAGGTAAGAATGTATCTCATGCAAAACATGCAGATATTTATGATAAAGGAGAGCCCGATAAACGCATTATTACTTCTGTTTTTAATTTTCATACATGCAATGGAGCAACTGTAGTAGGACAAAAAAAGATTGAATCCAAAGCTAATAGACTTATATTATTCGATAATACTCTTCATCATGGAATAACCCAAAGTGATGTTCCTAGACGAATAGTTTTAAATATGAATGTGATAAAATGAAAGAATATATTTTACCTCTTAATAGCATGATGGGTGGATGGTATATACCCAACAAAATTTGTGATTATTTAATTCACATTTTTAATGTGAATGCAGATAAACATACTCCAGGAGTAGTTGGTCCTCATCCAGCTCGAGTGGATAAAGAGATCAAGACTTCAACGGAATTAGTTATTGATCCTTATTACCAACACAAGGCGTTTATTGATTATCGAAAACATTTAGACAAAATCATTCTGGAATATGAAAAGAAATATCCAGAACTCGAAGAGTTTTCTCAATATGGAATGATTGAAGCCTGCCATATTCAAAAATATAAAATAGGGGAAGGATTTAAGAGTTGGCATTTTGAAAGAACTCATAAAAAAGATAATCGTTGTTTAGTATTTATGACATATTTGAATAATGTCCCCGATGCCGGTACCCATTTCAAATATCAACATATTAAGACTCCCGCCGAAAAAGGACTTACCTTGATTTGGCCCTCTGATTTCACACATACGCATAAAGGTGAAATATCTAAAAAAGAAGAAAAGTACATTATTACGGGATGGTTGGGATTTGCTTAATCCTACAAAATCTAGGAGTGTAGTAAAAGTTCGCTCACAAATTTTTTCTGTTTTTACACCATTGGTTCGTATTTCGTGGAACCATTGCTTTTGAAAGCTTTTAAATATTCTCTTCGTTTTTGATTTTTAGAATAAGAGCAGTGCACCCAGCCCGAGTTCGGATCTGATTCTTTCCAGTACTCGAGAATGAGTTGATCATAATTTATGTTATAGTGAATCCAATCTGCAAGCTCTTTATTAGATACGCCAAAGATTTCGAAGTCGCAAGCCTCTCCACGGGCATGTTGACTCGTAATTTTTGAACCTATGGCAGTACACAATTCTGGAGAGCGATATCCGCTGGAAACGCTAACTACCTGTCCGAAATGGTCTCGAACGGGCTGTAGGACGTGCGTACAGAGCGATTTGAGGTTTTCCTGGTGCTCGGTACTAGGGGTATTATCAATGCCTTTTCTTTCAGCTGTCTGGCTGGCTGTAAGCTCTTTTAATGAAAAATTATTGCTTAGTTTCATCTTCCTTTTCTTTTTCCTGCATTTTATCTAAGTCGTCAGTTGTATATTCTAACTTCTGTAATGCTCTTTTTAACGCAGAGTCTTTGGCTTTGCAAGCATCGGTCAGTTCATTAACCTGCTCCTTAAGGATTCGAACTTGCTCCTTATACTCATTAATAATTTCTTGATACTCTGATTTTGCCATATATTATTAAGGATTAACTTCTACCAAATAGTTGATCGTAGTATGCACGTTTTTGTACATCTGTCATCTGATTATATGGAATATTTCCGCCTTGATTCGTTACTACTGTAGGATCTACGCCGGGTAAATTAAGAGAACCAGGGGTAGTTATTGGCGTACCAAGATTCATAGGGATAAAAGGATTCTGTACGTCTGGAAATAGATCATCTAAAGAAAGATCAGAGAACCGATCCTCAAGATTACCAATAGCATCATAGGCTGCATCTAATGGATTAGGAACACCCATCTCATCGGCATGAGCTTGAAAAGCTTCTTCCACTTTCGCTGATAGTTTGTAAGGTCTGAACTCACCATCCTCAAGGGCGCTTTCTTCAACATTAGAAACTCTTTTCATTGCTTCGTCATATTTTTCTTCTGAGATACCCAATAATCTCGCAGCATCCATATCAAGTTTAAGATCTTTTTTAACTTGGAACAAAGATCGATTCGCATTGATGTAAGCATCAACAATTTCTCTTGGTTCAATAGGGCCACCTTTTAAAGTAACTCTAGTAAATAATGATCCAGATTTTCTAACACCTTGTTGATAGTCAGCCACTTTGAATTTCATCGTTCGACCTGGGTTCACTTGAACTGCTCTAAATCCAAAGAGTCCGGCAAACTCATCACCAAATTCATAAGTTTGTCCATACTCATCAAACTTTCCTTTAGTTACGACGTTAACAGGTTCCATTGTTCTACTTAATCTTTTTAATTGAGGATAAGAAAAAGGCATTTGAGCATCAATTAAATGTTTAAAGATAGCTTGCGTTTTATTTCCAGGAGTATCATTAGGATTATAAACTTCAAAACCATCTCGAGTTCTTCCTCCTCTCATAATGATATCAGCCGCTGCTTCAGTCCAAATAGATTCACTGATAAATGGCGAAGCAAATTCTTTCATCGCTGTGAAGGTTCCTCTCATGAAGTCATCCATGATTCCATTGTTGTCTGTTCTTCCATCGGCTACAGCATTGATCACGGCTTGAACCGGTCTCACTAAAGTATCGTAGGCGTTAGCGTGAGAAAAATCGACATACTTAAACTCTCCTGTTTTCGGATCCTTGATTGGAAGGATCGTTGAATTCTTAGACCAACTTGCAACATATCTTCTAATGGCTGCTTGTTCTTCATCAGTCACATCGTAAAGGACTTTAAACATTTCAGTCGTTGCGTAAGGAACTGCCGCTACCGTTAAACCAAAACCTAAGAGTCTTTGATAACCAATTCCTTGAAAAGGTTTTACTAATTGTCCATTCGGTAATTTAATCGTGTAATTAATATCTCTTAGAGCTCGTTCAACAATGTTCGTTCCTGTTCTTGCAATCTCTGCCGGAAACGATACGAAATTTCCTAAAGGAAATTTACGTGTCCCTTTAACAAAATCTGAAACGAAATCGTAATTGGGAATATTATTCTTAACAATGTCAGCTGCTTCTCTTTTAAACCAATCGTCAGTTAACTGAACCGATTCACCTGCAGCATTCGTAAACCATTTTCCTCTTACTAAACCTTGTGCAGCCATAGCTTTTTCCATTCTAGATTTTTCTACAGCCCAGGAATATATTTTCCAGAAGTCATCTTCAGCCGTATAAAGATCTTGACCTACTGATTTTAATTTAGACAGCGGTCTCATTAACATGGCTGTTCCTTTATTCGCAGTCATGGTTTCACCAAAGCCTACGTCTTGCATTAGTTTTGTAACATCTCCGAGTCTTACGTTGGTATTCACCACGCCAAGTTCTAAGAGTTCATCATATAATTCATTTTGTATT